GCATCCCAATGTCTTTGACATGGATTTTTCAAACTATGATAAACATCTTCATGGTGAATTGATGCGCTCTGTCTTTAATATCATAAGACAAGTGATTCAAAGGAACGCTCCTGATGAATGGGATGTAGCTCGTGGGGTTCTAGCAGAAGAATCGATCTGCACTTATGTTGTAGACTACGATACTGTTTATGAAACAATGCGTGGAAATAAAAGTGGTGAATATCTCACAACTGTTGTTAACTGCATTGCTAATGACATATTATCGTTTTACACATGGGTAAAGGTCACAGGCAATCAAAATCTTGCCGACTTCAGAGATAATGTCTCAACCATCACTTTTGGTGATGATAAGATCGAGTCTGTCTCAGATGAATATGCTGAGATGTACAATTACTTTACTTCAAAGGAAGTGATGACATCAATTGGGCATATTATAACCCCAGGAGCTAAAGATGGCATTGAACGAAAATTTTGCCCTTTAGAACAAGCTCAATTTCTCAAGAGAGGAATAGTAATGTGGGAGGGTTTGGTAATCGCCCCATTATTACAGAGATCAATTGAGTCCCCTTTTGTGTGGACTCAGATCTCAAATTCAGAACACGAAATCTGGAAAAACCTGGCTGAACAGTGTATGTGTGAAGCTTTGCTTCATGGTGAAGAATATTATGATTCTTTTCGACATAAACTAAGTCGATGTCAAGACCTGGAATTGCGAGCTTCGCTTGCTAGTCTTGTCGCAGTCCCTTTTAAAGTGGCTAAACGTAAATACTTTTCGAAGTATTACGGTTCAAATACGCATTTATGTTCGTAAACACATATATCGTTAATGCTTTCATGTCAATTGCCTTATGGCTGTTATTGAAAGAGTGGGCATCATTGTCCTACGTAACTTCTCGTCGAAATGACCGAAATCGGAGACTTAATCTTTGATAACAATTCAACTTTGTTTGAGGTTTTGGACACTTTAGATGTTCCAAATATAGCGGGTCAGTTAGATGCTGCTAATGTGCGGTTAGATGAGGTTAATGATCAGTTAAGACAACTTGGCGTGATTGTTGATCAGAACCAATTTGCAACGACGACGGCTTTTATAGCAGTTAATACCAGGTTGGATTCTCAAGAGAGTCAAATCAGTGATGTCGTTACATCAAATACTGAGTTGCAAAGCCGGATCAACGGTCTTAATGATACAGTTAACATATTTGCTGAAAAAGTAGTAGAGCTTAACATCCATGTTGTAGCACTTCAGACAACAGTAGGTGCTCAGGCAGTAGAGTTGGCAGCACAGAGCTCTCAGATTGTAGGACTCACAGCTTCTAATTCGGCTTTGACAACGCAAGTAGCTACTTTAAGTACGCAAGTTTCAGAAATGGAAACACAAGTTAACTCACTTCAAAGGGAAGTTATGTTTCTCACAAACGACAGGTTCAATAATGATCTTCTTGTGCGTGGAAATGAATATATATTCAATTGGCGAGTAGGTACCAACACCTATTCGCGCCGAACAACTTTCACAGGCGCGAATACGGAAGGTATCTTTGCTAATACAGGTTAT